GGTTTCCAATGCTTTGGCAAAGGCTCAAGAAGGCAACACAGCCGCTTTGGGCAAATTGGGTGTTGGCTTAAGTGCTGCAACGCTCAAAACACTTTCGATGGATGAGATCACAAAGAAGCTGGCAGACACTTTTGAAAATCAAGCATCGGTCAAAGCTGAGACATTTCAAGGCAAAATGGATCGCCTCAAAATTGCATTTGATGAAGGCAAAGAAACAGTCGGTTCATTTATTCTTGATGCAATCACACCAATGGTCACAATCTTTGTGGACAAGGTGATCCCAACACTTTCAAAAATGGCTGAAAACATTGGCACAAATCTTAAAGATCCATTAAATGGTGTTAAAAATATTTTGACCGATTTCGTTGTACCAGCTTTCAAAGCTTTGTACACATATTTGTTTGATTTTGTAGTGCCATTTTTTGCAAACATATTTGGACCAGCATTGACCGGATTGAAAAAGGCGTTTGATACAATCAGCACAGCGATTTCAGATAATGAAGCAGATTTAGAACCATTGTTCAAATTATTTAAATCGGTTGCAGAATTTGTGCGAGACAATCTTGGGCCAGCAATTGGCACAGTTTTAAAGGTTGCATTTGAGGTTGTCGGCAAGGCCATTGCAGCTGTAATCACAGGTGTATCAAAGCTTGTCGATTTCTTTGATGATGTAATTGACAGAATTAAAGCTTTTATCAAATTGGTTAAGGACAATCCGCTTGTTGCCGGCATTGGAGATCTTATTGACAGGATTTTTGGTGGAGGCCGCGCAGCTGGTGGCCCGGTAAATGCTGGCACAACATACCTTGTCGGTGAGCGTGGACCAGAGCTATTCACGCCATCTGGCAGCGGCTCGATCATCCCAAATCACAAATTGGGCGGTGGTGGCGGTGGCATCAGCATCACAGTCAATGGCGCGCTTGATCCGGAAGGTGTAGCACGGCAAATTATCACGATTCTTAACAATTCAAGCTATCGAGGCACATTAGGTTCTGGAGCTTTCGCATGAGCCTTTGGAATCCCGAATATCAGATTTTGATCGATGGGGTTGATTACAGCTCATCGACAATTGCAAATCTGGGAATTACATCCGGTCGCACATCGATCTATGAACAACCCGTGGCCGGATATTGCTCGGTCGAGCTGATCAATTTCGACAATACCGATTATCCATTTACAGTCGGCACAGACATTTTAATTTCAATTAAAGATTCAACAGGCACATTTGTCAATTTGTTTGGCGGCTTTATTTCTGATCTTGAAATTTCGGTGCAATCAGCTGGATCGGTCGGATACACCACAGCCGCACGCATCACGGCTCTGGGAGCATTGGCTAGATTGGCTCGAGCAAACTGGGAATTAGCTTTGGCGAAAGATTTTGATGGCGATCAGGTATATGCCATTTTGTCAGATTTGCTACTCAACAATTGGAACGAAGTTGCACCAGCTTTACAATGGCAGGATTACGATCCGACCACGACATGGGCTGATGCTGAAAATGTAGGATTGGGTGAGATTGATCAGCCTGGACAATACGAAATGGTCGCACGAGCTGCCGATCCTGTTTTAAGCTATACGTTGGCATCACAAATTGCCGAGTCTGCATTGGGCTATATGTTTGAGGATTCATCGGGCCGCATTGGGTATGCCGATGCATTACACCGACAGACATATTTGCAAAACAACGGGTACACCACAATTTCAGCCAACACATCCATTGGCGTTGGATTAAAGTCAATTACCCGATCAGGTGATGTCAGAAATTTTATTACCTTGAACTACAAAAACTCAAAGATCGATGTCAGCGATTTGGCCTCGATTTCGCAATACGGCAAATTTGCTGAAATCTTTGACACCAATTTGGAAAATGCCGGTGAGGCTTTGGCGGTTGCCGAAAGGCGTTTGCAGCTAAAAGCCTATCCACGAGCTTTTTTCGATTCGATAGAATTCCCATTGGGATCACCCGAAATCGATGATGCAGACCGCGATGATTTGCTGAACATATTCATGGGCTTACCGCTGGAAATCACGGATTTACCGGCAAACATTGTGAACAGCGTTTTTCAAGGATATGTCGAAGGCTGGACATTTCGAGCCTCGTACAATGCTTTGTCAATTAGCATCAACGCATCACCAATTGAATTCTCCCAAGTGACACTCCGATGGAATCAAGTGTCTGCTTTGGAGTCTTGGAATACAATCAACCCAACACTTACATGGGAAAACGCGATCGGATCGGTGGCATAAATGGCAACAACAACTCCCAATTTTGGCTGGCCGGTGCCAACAAGCACCGATTTGGTCAAAGATGGCGCAACAGCAATTGAGGCTCTTGGCGATGCCATTGATGCCTCATTGGTCGATTTAGAAGGCGGCACGACCGGCCAAATTCTTGCAAAGGCCTCAAACACGGACATGGATTTTGCATGGATCACAAATGATGTTGGTGACATCACAGCGGTTACAGCTGGCACAGGAATCTCAGGCGGTGGCACATCGGGTGCGGTAACAATCACAAATTCAATGGCAACAGCTATTGATGCAAAAGGCGATTTGATTGCCGGTACGGGCGCAGATGCTTTCAGCCGACTCGGTGTTGGTGTAAATAACTATGTCCTTTCAGCTGCAAGCGGTGAAACAACTGGTTTAAAATGGGTACAAAATGGCTTGACATTGATTAGCCGTACAAGTTTTACATCTGTTGCGACTCAAAACTTTGATGGAGTTTTTACAACAACATACCAAAATTACATTGTGCGCTTTGATGAAATCAAAACAGATAACAATGGTACATCTTTAAAATTAAAAATGCGGTCAGCTGGTTCGACTATGACCAATGGTTACTATGGGGCGATGGCGGGCGCAAATTATTTAGGAACGTCCAAAATCATAGGTACAAACAATGCGGCGGAGTTCACTTTGCAAGATGTTATGTCCTTAGTCGCTTCTGAAAATAATGTTTCACTAACTTTCACAAACGATAGTGCAGCAACGCAAGGCGCGCGTTTTACCGCTCAGGCTTATTCTGGTTATGACGCGTCTAGTTTAAATGGTGCAGGTGTTCGGGCTACTGGTGCTGCTTATGATGGCTTTCAGATCTTTGCAGGTTCAGGAAATGTCTCAGGAACAGTATCAATCTACGGAATGGCGAAAGTATAATGAGTGAATTGACAGACAAAATCGCAGAACTAAAAGCACAGTATGCAACCTTGTCAGAAGGTATAAATGATCAAGTTGTTGAATTATCGGCAAAAGATTATGAGGCAACAATAAAATTGTGGGCTGAGGAGTTGATTGCAAATCCTCCAAAGCCATCACCAATTGTGACTGGTGATGAGTAATTTTCCACAAGGCACATTGCCTCGCTTGATTCAGGTTGCGCTCGCTGAGGTGGGCACAGCTGAAACAGGCAACAACGAGACAAAGTACGGCAAATTTATGAAAGCCGATAAGCTGCCATGGTGTGGCTCGTTTCTCAATTGGTGCGCCCATCAAGCCGGGGTCAAGGTGCCAAGTGTTGTCAGCACACGAGCTGGAGCTGAGGCGTTTCAGAAAGCCAAGCAATGGCACACCACGCCAAAGATTGGTGATTTTGTTTTTTTTGATTTTATTGTCGATGACAAAACCACAATCAATCACATTGGCTTGGTGATCCGGGCATCGGAGAAACAGATTGTGACGATTGAAGGCAACACATCCGGTGCTGGTGATCAGCGCAATGGTGGCGAAGTCATGGTCAAATCAAGAGCTTTGGGAGCACGCTCATTTGTTGTCGGTTACGGCCGACCAACTTATGAGCCATTTTCCGGTGATTTACCGGATCGACCAAAAGGAGAAAAATAATGGATCAAGCAAAAGCAATGGCGGCCTCATGGGGTCGCTCATATCTAGCAGCAGCTTTAGCCGTGTACATGGCTGGAGGCGATCTCAAAGCGATGGCAATGGGCGGCGTGGCAGCTGTCGTGCCTGTCATTTTGCGCTGGCTCAATCCAGCTGACAAAGCTTTCGGTTCAACGGGGAAATGATCCGGAAATCACTCGCGGCAGGTTTAGCTTTGATCCTTTCGCTAAGCCTTGCCGGGTGTGGTTATCAAGGCTGGGTGCGATACCCATGCCAATTGCATGAAAACTGGGAAAACCCGGAATGCTTAAAACCGCAATGCAAAGTGACTGGTACCTGTACGGAGGATTTGATTGGCGATGGCTTCAAAGAGTAAAGACCGCTTAAGTCAAGAGGAAATCAAAGCTCGATTGATGTTTCTTATTGGCGCGGTTTTGTCATTTGTCTTTCTGATTGTAACTTTAGGCATCACTTATGCATTGATTTTTGTGACACAGCCAATTGGTAATCAAGCTCCCAATGATGCAGCTTTTATCGATCTACTCAAAACCTTGGCAATCTTTCTCACCGGATCGTTGGGTGGAGTTCTAGCATCAAACGGACTTAAAGATAAAGCTACCAAATCAGAATATGAAAAAAGCATTGAAAGGCGTTTAGGCGGTAGCGACACGCCATGATTTGAGCGTGATTCTTGAATTTGTCGTATTTGCCTGTCACTCTCTATTTCGGGAGCTGGTTCGCGGCTCCCAGAATCGGGAGCAAGAAAATGAACGAAGCATCAATTGTAATCATGTGTTTGATCGCTGGAGCCTTTTGGGCTGTCATGGCCTATTCGGTAGGTTTCAAGGAAGGCGAGCGACAAGGCTATACACGCGGCCGAGCCGTAGCACGCCATGCGGTATCAGCTGATCGGAAGGTCAAATAATGGCCGCATTTATGGATGGGTACGAAGGCAACAAAGATCGCACAGATCGATGGTTGGCCACATTTCCACAAGGTAGGCTCGAATCGCACATCATTGAATTTAACGCTGAAAAAGGCTATGTGCTCGTACAAGCTAAGGCATGGCGCAATCAAACCGAAATTGATCCAGCCGGCGTTGATTATGCATATGGCTATTTGGCAGCTTATCCGGACAAAATGAAGCGATGGATGGTTGAGGATACTGTCACATCAGCTTTGATGCGCGTGATGGCCTTGGTTATGGGCAACACCGAAAAGGCCACAAAAGAAGTCATGGCATTGGTTAAATCTGAAACGCCGGCAGCTGATTATGACTACTGGACAACAAAGCATGGTGATGTGCCGAGTTACCAAACAGCGTCCGAAGCTGAACAAGCTGGCACACCATCATTTGGATCATCGGCCGATTCTGCATGGACAGCCGATGCGATTCCATCATGCCGTCATGGTGAGATGCGCTGGAATCAAAGCAAGCCAGATGCGCCAAAATCATGGGGCGGTTACTTTTGCAGCGAAAAGGTCAAAGAAAATCAATGCACGCCGCGTTGGTATGTCTTACGATCAACAGGAAAATGGGAGCCACAAGTATGAGCGACTTTGTTGAAATCATTTATCCTCAAGAGATGAAAGCGCGATTGATGTGCAATGGCGAAATCATTGAGGAATACAAAATCGAGCAATGCGACAAATGCTCACAGCTGAGGCGATTGGATCATTTTGGCTACCAAAAAGGCTATGACAAGCAAGACAACATCATTTGGTTTTGTGGTGATTGCCGATGATAGATCGCATTGAGGAGGTGCAATGCATGATTGCGGCGATTCAACATTGCCATGATCGATCAGCTGATCACAGCTCACGCATTGTCAAAGACATTTCATGGTTTGCCTATGTTGCACAAATGGGCGAATCAATGGCCGCTGAATATCTTGTAGCAAAACGATTGGGTTATGAGTACACACCAGGCATCACATGGGATAAGTCAAAGGCAGATGTGGGCGATCACATTGAGGTCAAATGGTCAGCCAATCCAGCATCCAATTTGTGGATTCAGGAATCAGATCGACATGATCGAGACATTGCCATCCTTGTAACAGGCAGCTCACCAAAGATGCACATCGTTGGCTGGATTCCGGTTGTTGTGGCCAAAAAACCACGCTATCGAAACGCATCACAAAACAATTGGAGTGTGCCTCAAATCAATCTGCAACCTATTGAGACTTTACAAAGGAGCAATTATGCACATCCTTCAATTTGATTGTTCGATTTGCTCAAAGCTGTATGGAAAGCCAAAGCAACGCCATGGCCTTAAAAAAGGTGCTGAATTAACCGAGCATGAGTGGTTTGCACAATGCATGAGTTGTGGCACATTTGGCATCAAGATCGTTGATGATGCTCGGATTGAGGAGATGTCATTGTGATTAAGTTATCCACAGGCTTTGTCCACAGGTGTGCGAAACCTGTTGGAATCGCCCAAGATTACGCTCGGTATTTGACAGCGTTGGTACGCTCCAGACTCGCAGACGAGCCGGTGTGCCGGATAGCTCGGGCGCGATGTATGGTGCTATTGGCCGCGCTATGTCTTATTGGCACAACACCGGCAACAGCTGCAAAAGAAGTTAAACCATCTATTGATTATTTAAAGTTATATGCACATTCAAGGATTGTTAATTGGCAAGAGTTCAAATGCTTTGACAAGCTGATAACAAAGGAAAGCAATTGGCGTGTTAATGCAATCAATGGATCACACTTTGGTTTAGGCCAAATGCGTAATTCTAAGTACAGAAACCTCGATGGCTTTCGCATGATTGACTGGACTCTCAGATACATAGACCATAGGTATCAAGGCTCAAGCTGCAAAGCCTATGAACATTGGCAGAAGCGTGGGTGGCATTGATGATCACAGTATTGATGGGATGTCCAGCAGCAGGCAAGACAACATGGATGCACAAGAATCGGACAGACGAATACCTGTATTCAACGGAAGCTGTACGAATAAATCGTGACATTGAAGTTGATCAATTCATGCACCACATACGATCACAAGCCATCAAAGCTGTGGCCAAAGGCCTATCGGTGATAGCTGATGGCACACACACAATTCAAGGACACAGGCGATTCTGGCTTGTCTTGTCTAAGCGATACAACCAACCCAATCGATTGATTGTATTTGATACACCATTGCAGATTGCTTTGATGTATAACGAAATGAGACAACATCCAGCACCCAATCACATCGTCAAACAGCATTGGATTAGACAACAAAGAGCCATGAAGCTGATTGATCATGAGTCATGGGATGACATTCAAATCATCAAGCGAGGTCAATCATGAGTAGATCATGGAAAGGTGGTAGTACAAGGCGTTGGCGTAAGATCAGAGAGATGGTGATCCAGCGTGATGGCTGTTGCCAGCAATGTGGCCAAACTGAAGGCCAAATGCACATCGATCATGTGATCCCAAAGAGGCTTGGTGGAGG